GTTCTGCGTAGGCTGCACAGGCCAGCGCTGAAGCAATAACGCGATCATCTTTTCCCCTTCCATACGCTGCAATCGTCCCTTGGTCACGTACTATACCTTTCATCTCATCTAGTAAATCTATGCCATACACGTTACACATACCACGCTCAAAGTAATCCTTGAAGTAATTGAGCATCCGTTCTTTGCTGGAATGAGTGGTAACCCACCCAATGCTGTTGGATACGCCGCCAAAGTTGTCATTACGCCGCCAGAGGTAGTGCTGCATATTGGCTAGTACGTTGTATAGGCTGGCAGCATCAGAGCCTCCCATAGCGGTTGCCTGCCGTTTAAGGTTACGCATCTCGTTAATGACTGCCTGCCCCGGCCCGTTGACCTCAAGGTTTAGGGTTGAGTTCTTATATGCGCCTGCCAAGTAGCAAATAATCCAAGCAAACTGGTAGGTATTGAGTTCGGATGAGCAAAATTCAGCCACCTGATCCAGCCCATCGGCATAACAGCGGTAAACCTGTATGCAAAAGCGGTCTGCCCAATCGGATGAACCGTAGGCAGGGTCAGCACCAATCACGTAGTAGGCTGAGTCGATGGGTTCTTCCCAAATTGTCATCGTTGCAAGCCGTGCGGTAGACTGTAGTAACTCAGTATCCTGAAAGTTTGCCCCCATAGAGAAACGGTAATAGTTAGCGTCTATGGATTTGGCTACTTTCATAGCATCAGTACATCTGCTGGTAGAAAAGAACGATGAGCCTGTCATCACAAAGGCGTAGTCCTCTGTGGGAGGAAACTCTTGGTACATCAAGCCTTCGTCTTTCAGTCCTTCGTGCAGTTTCCATCGCCACCAAGCCATCTGGCGGCTATTGATCTCGTAGTTGTAGACTTTTTTTATCTCTCGCGTCCATTCTTTTTCTTCTGCGGAGAGTTTTCCGTCCCAATAGACGCGGTATACATCTGAGTTTGCGTCAGCAGCATAGAGTTGATTGCGCCACCAGCCACAGAATATGGCCTTTTGGGTACGCGCTCTCTTGGCTGTTACCCACATGTCATGGAACATATTGAACCCACGGGCGGTGGACTCGAACATATAGTATCTGAGGGGGTTTGTTTCTGCGAGGGAGGCGAGAAGAGAGGCGAGTCCTTCTTCGTCACCCCAAGAAGAAGTCTCAGTGCCGTGCAAGAAAGTGATACCTTTACCGCGTCCCAGTGTGCCTTTTGATCTTGTGCCTGCGACTTGGTAGAACATCCTTGATCGGTTTTTGAGAACCATCTGGTTTCTGTTGTGGGACATGAGAGGAATCTTGTATTCCTTTGGTAGTCCGTCCATGTACATCTGTAGGGTGCTTCTAAACTGTTCACGGTTTTCCTCCGTATCGGTTGTAAGCGTTCCTTGCATACCGGGGTTTAGGAAGTGCCAATACAAATCCATAGCAAGGCTGATAGTGGTTATCCCTAACTGCCTGCCTTTAAGAACAATAAAGAAGTGAATGCCTTCTTCTAAGCCTTTTGCTACCTCATCAATCACATAGGTCTGCGTACCTAATAGGGTTTCCCCCAAGGTAATCATGCCTTGCTCTTTAGATTCAATCTTTAGGTTGCGGCAAAACTGGTAAAACTTCTTGGTATCAAACTTCATGCGCTGATTCTGTCTGGGTATTGATGAGAGAAACGATCATCTTTAACAAACACGCATACAAAGTCATGCCATGGTGGTTCTACGTCTGTATAGCATTCTATCAATGCCACCCTATAGCCTTCACGGTTAGCCCAGTTCATCAATGCCTTGGCTGCGTCTAGTCTAAATCTCCAACAGTCTACCGGATACGGATGATGATCTCCGCTTGATGGTACGTTTAGGTAAATCAAACCATCTGGCTTAGTAACTCTGACCATCTCCAAAAAGGTTAGCCAAAAAAACTCAGAGTGTTCTAGGCATGATGAGGACATTAAAATGTCTACAGAGTCAGACTCAAGTGGAAACTGGTATGGGTCATCTAAGACAATATCTACGTTGTTAGCCTTTTGAAAGTCAACGCCAAAGTATTTAAATCTTTCAGGCGTAATAGTCTTTAGACTACCGTTTACGTCTTGGCTACCAATATCAATAACCAAACCAGATTCTTTATGCTTTGCGTAGGTGTCAAAAAACCGCCTAGCATTGGTTATTGCAGATTCGTGCATTAGGCTCTCGACAGTATGGTTAGCCCGTGGCAGTTACGGTAGCGCTCATGCAGTATCCAGTCTTTGTGTTCCTCTAAAAACTCCTCTATGGCAGGCCAAAGACCGCGATCAGGTGAGCCATCATCAACTTCGTTTTTAAATCCCCAAGGGGCATCGGTGTCGTGCATGATGATGTACTGTTTGGCTTTGGAGTGGTGTAACTCCAACTCCACCTTTAACTGCCCATAGGTATGCAGGGTGTCGATAAACAAAAGGTCACAGGTGGGTATATCAACGTGCCGGGAGTCTGCCTGCTTAAACTCAATGCTGATCTCAGACAGTTTGCACAGTTCCTCTAACTTCGGGTTTTGGCAAGCGTTAATATCTAAGTAGAGCATCCACTTGCCTTTGTAGGGGCTGGCCTCTAAACCAGCAGCCAAAGCGTAGGCAGAGCATCCACCTCTTACCCCCATCTCGACTACAGAGGCACACTCACGGGCAAAGTCTCTAAGGGTGGTGAAGTGTTCCCACATATCGGTACACATGGGAGCAATCTGAGGGAGAACCTTATTTAAGTTTGACAATTTTTAGATACTCCTGACCCCAAGGGTGGTTAACCATTAGTTTATACGTTTCAGCGTGTATACCACAATAAGGATAGTCTCCATTAGGTTTAGAGTTTTCCTTATGGCTTTTCATGCAGCGCCAAAAGTAATCCTTATCCAGATTAGACGCTTGCTTAAACCAAGCCTGCGCCGTTTTCTTTACATCAAACCCCCGCACAGTCATTACTGCTGTCTTTCTTTAACTCATCGATCTGGGCTTGCAGGTCTGTAGTTAGCCTACTAGCCTCGGTATGCACCCTCATTAGTTCGGCAAAGAGTTCAGCATGGCTCATCTTGTAGACACGGGCTATGTAGTCATGCCGTGCATCATCGGGTGCCACATTGGTAGGTACGGTCATCTATCTTCTCCCATCACAATGCCAAGCACGTAGCCACAGACAAGGCCAACGGCAAAGGCAAACAACACCTTACTCACTCTTCTTCCACCACAGGGATGTCTCTCCACTCGCCCTTGATCATCTGCGCTGGCCCCATCCTGACGTTGACCGCATTACTCCACCACTGCTGAAGCACATATTCCTCCAACACCTTCACGATCCTTAACTTAGCCGTAGGTTCTAATTGGTCTGTAAGTGCCATTATTCAATCCTCCATATCCGTATGCCATCGCCCTCTTTGCGGCAAACAAAGCGTCTACCCAAAGACTTCCCATTCCTCAGATTCATATTCGATAAAGACTGCATCTTCATGCCGGTAACCAAAAAACTCTCCCCCACCTGCAACTGAGCATACGGATACGAATACCTCTTTCTCGGCTGCGGTATCGGTACGTTCTTTTCTATCTGATACATCTGTTCCATACATCCTCCTTAAACGATATGGACAGATATTAGCATAAATGGTGGGTGCGGCTGTGTACAACAACCGATCTCAGCGTTGCCAGACAGATTGTTACCGCACCCGTAGCCATTATAGGAAAACCTGATTTTTCCTTGGGGCGGGGAGGGTTATGGGGCACGCAAAAGCGAAGGCCATGTCCCAATCGAAGGGCAAAAAATACCGTCTCATTTGATTGCGAGAGAATCAATAAAACGATCTGTGCGGGGTTCGGATTGATCGGTTGATACCTAACCATAGGCGAGTGGCCCAAAGCCCCTTCTATGCCCCTTATATTGAATCTGCCGTGGGCACGCGATAAGACAATCAATCCATCTCTCACCGTCCCATTATTCCTATATATAAATATATAAGAACACCTGTATAGTAAAAGACTATTGTATACGTAAAACCTATTAAAAAAAATATAGATTCATATAGGGCACTAAACGCGATAACGTGCTATCTTATAAATTCCTAAATCAATCTATAAGGGGTTCACTATGAAAACAATCAACACTCAAAACTACACCATCGAATTAAACGGGGATTCCGTGTACTTCGAGCATGACCGCCTGGGCGATGAAAAAGCCGCCCGTCTGCGTTTTGAATTACGCAGGTTAGTCGACTGTTCAGGGGTTTCGATCATTCCCCGCGAAGTAATCGAAGCACTTGAAGCAGAGGGTTATCTCTGCCGGTTCGATGAATCGCCATTTTCCCTCAATCTATCTTAATCGGCTGCCGACTAAGTTTTATCGCCGGGGTAACTCCCCGGCATTTCCTAATCAATCATTAAGGGGCTAATCATGGATATCGCACAAGTAATCACGGATCGAATCATTGCGGAATTGGAGCAAGGGGCCGCGCCATGGGTTAAACCATGGAAAAGCGTGCGTAACGGCAACGCCAACGGGCAACCATATAACCCAGCATCAGGCACGATCTACCGGGGCGCGAATTGGACATATCTCACAATCATGGGCGCGACATTCTCTAGCAATGCATGGGTTACTTTTAAGCAGGCGCAGGCATTGGGCGGCATGGTTAAAACCGGGGAAAAGGGCACGCCTATCGTGTTCTGGAAACCGTTAGCCGTTAAAGACAAGGCCAACCCGAATCAAGTGAATCACGTGCCAATGTTAAAACATTATTACGTGTTCAATGTAGAGCAATGCGAAGATCTAGCCCTACCGGTACGCGAATCACTTGCACCTGAAACGTGGGAACCATGCGACAAGGCCCAATCACTGACGGATTCCCTTGCACTCGCTGGCGGCCTACACCATGGCGGCAATGAGGCATTTTTCCGGCCTAGTAATGATTCTATTCACATGCCCGAAAAGGGGCAATTTAGGGATCGGGAATCCTATTACGCGACTCTATTGCATGAAACCATTCACGCGACAGGCCATGAGTCACGTCTTAAACGTCTAACCCCGGCCCGGTTCGGTTCGGAGAATTACGCCTACGAGGAATTAGTTGCGGAATTGGGCGCCGCTATGCTTTGCGCTCATTGCGGATTAGACGGTGACCTACGCCATGCGGATTACATTGCGTCATGGCTCAAGGCCCTAAAAGATGACAAGAAATTCATTATTAGTGCGGCAGGTAAAGCACAGTCCGCTATGGATTACTTAGTCAAGGGTAAGCAGGCAGAGTCAATCGAGGAAATGCCCCTTGCGGCCTAGTTTCCGGCCTTTTGTCCCTTGCCCTACGGGGTAGGGGATAACGGGCCGGGAATTACCCCGGCATATCCTAAAAAGGGGTTTTATATGGAAAAGTGCAATGGTTGGACTAATTACGCCACTTGGCGCGTTAACTTGGAAGTTTTCGATCAACTGGGCTTGGGCGATTTCTGGGGATATGCGGACGCTATCCCTGAAAATGTAAACGTTTACGATTTGTCGATTCAATTAAAAGACTATGCCGATGATTTGATCGTTGAAAATAGCGCGGACGGATTAGCACGTGACTATGCACGTGCATTTTTGAATGACGTTAACTGGTATGAGATTGCTAGCGCCATGGTAAAAAATGAAATGGTGCAATCATGAGAAAACGCGTTACTAGATCTAATCCGGGCCGGAAAACCGGCATTAGGGCATGCGGCAAGACGTTTTATCTTCACTTGCCGTATTCAATAGGCCAATCGTTTAGCATAGGGAATGTGACGTTTCACAATGCCGGAAACGGTACTTATACCCCGGATCGGCCTATACCTGAATCTTGGACTGTTACCCTATGAGTGAATCATTGATTGCCACTGTAACGGTTCCGGTCCTATGGGCCGGGGTTTATTGGCTTTTTATGATTGATTAGCGGCCCTCTACGGCCTTATCTCACCCCGGCATAGGCTCACCCCTTGCCGGGGTTTTTTAACGCCTAGAATCGCCGATTTAGCCCGTCACCATTTTCGATACTCTAAAACTTATTTTTGGCTGGTAGGGACAACGGTATCAACTGCTTCCCCTTGGAACAATCAAAAACAATTCAATCGAAATCAGTAAATCCGGCATCTTTCGATTTGATTCAATCGATTTGGGTCAGTTCAATTCAAAGCAATCAATTCATCCGCCTGCTGATCCGTTGCACAGCGGCGGTGCGAGTCCCAAAGTTATCCACAGGCCCATGCCAACCTATAGGCTATATGTTTTGTTATCTAGGTAAGGGCGTATATTATACGTCCTATATTTATAATATATGTCCTATAGTATACGCCCGTAATAAGTACATATATGCTATATCCCAACCAAGTTATCCACAACTTATCCACAGGGTTATCCACAGATATAGATTAGGGAAAGTACTTACTAAATTACTTGACACGGGTACGAAATAGGTATACGGTTCATACTGTGTAGACGTTTACACATACCTAATCAATGGAGGATGATATGAACATTCAACGTGAATACACGATTCAAGAGGCGATGGAAGTCGCATTAAACAGTTTAGTATTGGAGCGTCAATTGGCTGAGAGGTTGTATCGCATCAGACAAGAGGCTAACGAGGTAGCAGACCTACTAACAAAGGCTAAGGAACGCAGGCTACAGTTAGACCAAGAAGCAAGACTAGACTAATCAATCAGGGGGCTGATATGAAAGACATTGATCCAATGTTGTTTGACGTTGGCAGTCATGTAGTGCAGATGAACAAGTTAATGACTGACCTGAACCGTCTTTGCCGCAATGCCTATAAACCCAACTGGGAGGACATTGACGGGGTTGCCACTGAGTTACGGCACCACTGCTCAATGATCCAGCGCATCGTAGATGAGGTGGCCCGATGAACCAAATGGATTGGTGGATAAGATCAGGGCAGGCCGCAGAGACAGCGCAAGAACTGGCGTGGTTTGTGGTGCTAGTCTTTGTCCTGATAGGCTTTCTGGCTTGGAGGGACAAATGATCAAGATTCGCTGTTGGGCACTGCAAGACAAGCGTGGCAGGTTCGTTCAACGTCCTGACCTCTTGCACTACCAGTTTGTCATACCATTCAAAACCATGACTTTTAGGACTAGGAAAGATGCTCAGACCTTTTTGGATACCGATGCTTACTGGTTTGCCAAGGCCAAGCCAGTGCGGGTAATCATCAGGGTAGAGGAGTCGCTATGAATTGGCTCATAGAGTTATTCATGCTGCTGGCTGTCGTGGTAGCCATTGGCATTTACATTGGATATGGAGATGACCGATGACTGACCGTGAACTGATGCAGAGGGCGTTGGACGCGTTGGATACTTTGGTTCCGCAGCGTGGAGGTGACATTTACAGCGCAGCGGCACAAGCCCTGCGTGACCGATTAGCACAACCTAATCGTAATTGGGTTGGGCTGACGGAAGATGAGGCGATAGAACTTTTGCCTGTTGGGGATTGGGAGATTGAATCCACTTTGGATTTTGCCAAAGCCATCGAAGCCAAACTAAAGGAGAAGAACACGTGACTCCTATCGTAATCGCAACGAAGGGCAGCAAGAGCATCAACGTACTCCTAGAATCAATCTGGATGTACGTGCCAAGGGAAGTAACCACTTACGTGTACGGTAAGTGGGACTCCATAGATATGCAGGATTGGGTGCATTACTTAGGGGAAAACGATAAGACTAATTTCGGAGATTCGTTCAACCATGCCATAACCCAAGCGTTCTTAGATGGGCATGAGACTGTAATCATGGCTAACGATGACGTTGTACTTGATCCCAATAGTTACTGGCTGCTTTGCCATGATCGGGTGTTACTCAAGCAGCAGGGGCATAGGGTGGGCTTTGTCTCTGCCCGGAGCAACATGGCTACCATGCCGCAGAACATCCGCGCCAAGGCCGATAATGACACTTGGGCAGGCATGAAGTGGGCTAGTGAGGATACCATTGCACAGGTGGAATGGACTGCGCCACTCTTTGCCAGTGTCGATAAGGAGGGCTGGCCCGGATTCCCGCCAATCAACTTCTACTCAGACAACGTGGCCTGCCACGATATGTCAGACGATGGCTATAAGCACTTCCTATCCCGTGCTTACGTTCATCACGTAGGCAGCAGTACGATAGGCCGTGGGCATGGCACAGACAGTAAAAACACCATGGAAGCAGAAGATTGGCTTAAACTTAATAGACCACTCTTGCATAAACGATATTTCTGTAGTAACGTGTAACTTCGCTAACTTAATTTGGGGGCTGATATGGCATTAAGCGAAAAAGACCTTGCCATTCGTGACAAGGCAATCTGGTCATCTGATGCGGGGATGATCGCTGAAGGTAAGGGCGGTGAAGTCTACCTGCAAAAGACGGGGCAAAAAGACGCTCCTGATCTCTCAAACGTAGAACCCGTACAGATGGGCTTGCTTATGCAAGAACCTATTATGCGTATTGCAGCAGGCAGGTGGGGCTGGGAGTTCAAAGACGCAGACTACACTTTGCGTCACCCGAAGCATGACTGGCTAGCTTCTCACTTCGATTACATCTCTGCCGATGGTAAGACTCTGTTTGAGGTCAAGAACCTTGGCGTACACCAGCGAAAAAAATACGGAGATGACGGCACGGAGATGGTTTCCCAGAAGTACCGCGCACAGTGTTTGCACGAGCAGATTGTGCATGAGGGGGTGCAGAACATCGTGTTAGTAGTTCTGTTTGGTGGTCAGGAGTTATGCCACTTCCCGCAAAACTTTACACAGTTGGAAGCCGAGGCTCACATCAGGGCTATGGCTGAGTTTTGGGCGCAGGTGCAGACTAAGAACTGGAACCCAGTGACGATGGCTGACGCAACCAAAGACCTATACAAGGTTGACGATGGCTCAGACATGGTGGCTAACGCTGCGCTTGAGTTAGCCTGCCAGCAATTGCAGGCAATCAAGGGCAAGATGAAAGAGTATGAGGAAGCCGAGGAAGGGTTAAAGCAGATGATCCAAGCGGCGATGCAATCGAAGGCCACACTCAAGGCTTTCGATGGCTCAATCCTTGCCACTTGGAAGTCTAGTAAGCCAAGCAAGCGTTTCTCTGCTGATCTTTTGAAACAGGCGTTGCCTGAGACTTATGAGAAGTTTGTAGTCGAACAACCCGGCTCACGCCGATTCTTAATTAAGTAAGGGGCTAATATGAAATCAGCAAAGGAAGATTCATTACTGCGTTTGCAGTTGTTTGCAGACAGTCGTGAACTGAGTAAATTGTTAAGTGATCTTAGCGAAAATGCAACTGACCCTAAAACACAATATCTTGCAAAAGAGGCGGCAGATCATATCAAGGGTTTGTACAACTGTGCCGTTAAATTATCGACACAGGTAAAACAACTAAGACGGACAATTGAACATTATAGGGAAGGGGCATCTAATGAGTAACGTAATTAGTATGCCAAAGGGTGAAGTCGCTGTTATTGATCCAGCGATCATTGAATCAATTGTCACAAAAGGGGACTTGTCGGGGCTAAACCAAGTTCAGAAGGTTCAATACTACAACTACCGTTGTAAACAGATTGGCCTTGATCCAAGCGCCAAACCGTTTGACCTGCTGAACCTTAGCGGAAAGCAGGTGCTATATGCCAATTCAGGAGCCACACAACAACTCTGTAACCTCCACAAACTGTCAACTCAGATTACAAATAAAGAACGGGTCGATGATATTTACGTTGTCTCAGTCAGAGTTACCGGGGCTGATGGACGCTCTAGCGAAAATCAAGGGGCTGTTAGCATTGGAAACCTCAAGGGAGATGCACTTGCTAACGCAGTGCTTAAATGCACTACCAAAGCAATACGCCGATCAGTGCTTGCTCATTGCGGACTTGGGATGCTGGACGAAACCGAAGTCGAAACAATCCCTAATGCCCGTAAGGAAAATATCGTAATCCCGCAGGCAGAGCCAATGCCTACGGTTATCGAAGAGCCACAGGGTGATTGGGCTTTACTGCTACCCGGATCAGATGATCCGTACTCCTACCATCAAAACGAGGATGATTATCTAGCCGCCTTTGAGAAGATGGGCATTAAGATTTTGGACTCCAAAAAACTATCTGGTGAGGAGAAGGTGCAGAAGATCAGTGACCTTATCTCTGCTAACGAAGCCACTCAGAGCCTTTTGAAGAGTGTACACGTAGAGATTGCAGACCGGATCACGGCGGGTTTACTTAAGGCAGCGAGTGACGCACTCCCAAAGTAATTAGGCCAATCTTGGAGCAGGTAGCAAGTAACACAAAGCGCACACAAAACGGAGAGATTTTGAATTATTTAAGCAAGGGTAATAGCCTAACCGCAATGAACGCTTTGAGTTTATTTGGCTGTGCAAGGTTGGCAGCAAG